TCTTCTACAACCATAACCTGATCGTATCCAGTGCGTTCTATAATCTTAGTCTTTATCTCCAACTGCTTCTTCTCCTTCTGTATGCGTCTCAGAAAGGCATAGTATATAATCTGTGTAAAGTATGCAAATGGATTATTTGACTTGGCAGGATCGAAGTTATGTATGTATTGTACACAATTCTCGATACCGTCCCCGATCATATCCTCTCTAAACATGTAGTTCACAAAGTTTGGCTTATAGGAAAGGTGCGTTGCAATTTTGAGGAAACACTCACCTAAGTAATTACTGATAGGTGGTGGTGGAGTTCCTTTTTCTTTCGCCTCCGCAGCCTTCTTCCTATAGACAACCATTGCCTCTAGGAGTTCCTTATTATTAACATAATGATCGGATCTTTTTCTAGGCATACTATTATCTAATCTGTAGGTATTATAGCACAAGCTTGACAAGGGTGGCAATTACTTGTACAATTACCCTTGTGAGGGTTCAAGGGAATATAATAGATATTATACTGTAGTACTTATACCAGTCTTATCAAGTTGAAATATTTTCTCTAGAGAAATTTTAACATCATCTACATTACCTTTATAACCCATCTTCTCACTAAGTTTAACTCTATTAGTTACACTATTTTTTCTATTAAAATTATAATGTTCATAAGCTTGTACCATTTCATGATCTGGAACTAATTCAGTCATAGTAATAATTTTATCAAATCCAATTTTAAATATTTCCTCGTCGGCAACCGTCACCCAAGGAATCAATCTTACCATAGTATGATTTCCTTTATGACTTAATTCAACCTTTAATGGATCCGCTAAAAAGAAACATGGTTCTACACCACTATTATCCATAGAGGTTACAGCAATAACTTCCTCTCCAGAAACTAATTTAAAAACAAAATGTGAATCTTTCTCAGTCATTTTTCTCCTTCAATGATACTTTTACAAGATCATAATTAAAGTTCTCTTCATTATAAATCTTAATTCGTTCAACTAAATGATTCAAAGTATAATTTCGTTTAGTAGTTGTCGAACAATCATCTGCAATATCATACAATACTGCTTTCACTTTGCCCTTACCTTTTCGGAGTACTCTACCAATTGATTGAAGGTTTCTAATCCGAGATTTACTGGGGGACGCAAAGATGATGTTGTGCAACCTCTTAATGTTAATACCTGTACTGAAAGTACCGTAACTAGCCACGATAATTGCATCATTTTCTCTTTCAGTTATCGAACGACAAAGTTCACGATTATCAACATCAACACCACCGTGTATGAAGAATACCTTTCGAGTATCACTACTATTTATAGAATTGTATATAATCTCACCATGAGTTTCTACTCTAGAATATAAGATTAAAGTATTACCTTTTAAGTCCAGTGCTAGGTTTTTAATAAATTTATTTCTTCTTTCATGACTAATTAGATACTGTATCTCCTCTTCATAAGTATCAAAACATACAGGGTTATGTTGCAATAAAATAATCTTAGCATTTAATTTAGCAAGATATCCTTTTTCCATTAACTCATGAGTCTTAATTGTCTTATATGATGGACCAAATAATCCTTCTAGAACTAACTTATGTGTCTGTGTTCCGTCTAATGTACCAGTAAAACCATAACGATATTTTGCTTGGTGCAACTTAGTCATAATTTTTACGAGCGACGCTGACTTGAATTGATGTGCTTCATCACCTATAACTACTTCAAAGTTTTCAAAATATGTTTTGGGTAACTTATAGATAGATTGCCAAGTAGTAATAACGACTGGTTTACTTGCTTCCTTTTCTTTACCAGCATATATCTTTTGACAATATGAATCAGAATCCCATCCATAAGACTCAAAGTCCTTATACATCTGCTCTACCAGAGATGTCGTTGGAACAACTATCAATGTATTTTTCTGTTGCTCTGCGAAGTAACGAACTATTGAGTAGATCATCAAAGATTTGCCAGAGGCAGTGGGGCTTATCACTAGTCTTCTATTGTGTCTTAGAGCATCGTATACTCCCTCTATTTGATAGTCTCTTGGAGGAGTCTTAGATATAGCATTCATATAATCTTTAACACCTTCCTTTGAAATCATTTCATTAATTTCAAAAGGAGTACCAAAGTATTCGTTATTTACAAACTTATAATCATAGTCATGTCTCTTACAAAAAGAAACTATCTTATCAAGTAGTCCAACATATATTTCTCCCGTCTGTAAATTAAACAAACGGATCTTACCATCCCAATGACGATTTCTATACTGGGGCATAAACTTAGCACCAGGTATATCAAAGGTAAACTGATCAGATAACTCATGAGCAACATGAGGTTCCGAGACGATCTTTAAAAAGACCTCATTCTTTTTGGTAATAGTAAGGTGGGACATTAGCCACTCAACTGTTGCCAGTCAATAATATTTTTTAACTGATAACTTCTATTGTTTATTTGCCTAACAATATCTTCAAGATATGTTAGCATGACATCGTAGTATTTTATTTTTAAAACTATAGTTTGAACTCTTTCATCAGCATCCATATATCTTTTTACAGATTCCTTCTCTCTCACCTTATATGGAAATGGTTCGGCCTCATACATTTCAGCAGGAGATTTTCCTGTGTAATAATTATGTCTTTCTAACTTAATTTTGGATTCTTGTGTCTGTGCTTTTTCTTTTAAAAGTTTAAGAGCATTATACACATCCCAATACTTAGCATGTAGGGATGGTATCTTTGCTGCTTCTTCGTGGAGTTTGATGATGTCAATCTGTGAGTCTTTTTCCCACATACTTTGTATAGTTTCGAGGTTCATTCTGTCAATGATGTAGTTCGTACCTTGAATTTAGTATCAAGGATTTCGTATAACAGATACTTAAAAGTAACTGTTGCGGTAAAGTATGTATAATCGTTTTCAGAGGCAGTAAATTCTAGAGTACTTAGTGATACAGGGAACATATCTTTAAATTTGACATATGCCATTGGATTAAAATTACTGTTCAACACAGTAAGAGTACCGTCACTAAACTGTTTTAGATTGTCAATCTCTCCACTAAAAGGATCCTTAACAAGTTTTTGAAACTGACTAACAGAATCTGGATATCCTAATGCATAGATCCAACTATGAATTTCTAGAAAGTTTTCTAGATTTTCATCCACAATAAACTGTAGAGTAAGATCTTCAAATTGAATTTGATCACCAGGAACAGGTACAGACTTAAGATAATTACCCACCATTATTTCTCCCAAGGTAATACCTGGAATCCTTGCTGAGTTAGAAAAGAAATCTACTTTAGGAGTTCTTGCCAAATTAAATTGAAAACCAGATGGTGATAGGAAATTCCTATTCTGTATCTGCTTATCATAAAAGGTATTAGCCATTCACTTCGACTGATGTGATCACTGCTATTTAGTCCTCTTCATTCAATCTATCTACCCAATCCTCATCAGGAGTGAAAACTATTGGACCTTCTGCAATCCTTTCTGATAATTCATCAAGCAATTCTTCATCATCCATAACAACTTGACGGTCTTAAAGTTCTATGTTACTATATAGAAGTACATTGATCGCTGTTTTTACAGGGATCGTATTTAATCAATTTAAAAATGGCACTCAAAGTAAGGTTTGAAAACCTCACGGTAGAGGATATTAAGTCAAAGAATACGGCTCAGGATGATCCGCTTCTAGATTTCCCACTACTAAAATTCATAAGATTTTCATTAGAGTTTCTAAAGCATCTATTCGCTACAGATAATGGATGTAGAGGAGTAAGTCAAGAGAAAGGAAATGTTCATGCTCTTAATGCATCCTTCGCTTCTGGAGGATGGGCATTAAAGGAATGGCCATTTCCTTTTATCGTTGTAGAGAAAGTATTTAAAAAACTAATTGATCGTAGACATTCTCATGCTGCTGCTCATCAATTAGCAATTCAAAAAGTACCTGGAGCAGAGTACCAATTAGTTAAAGATCATAAGTATAGTTTTCTAAAATTAGATTCTATCATAACTTTAGCAGGTCTTTATATAAATGCAACTGACGGTACAACAAATGCTGTTCAAGATCATTTTGTTTTTGCTGTGGTAAGAGTGTGTCAAGAAAACAATCTTGATCACACTAATATTAAAATCGTAAGAGAACTTCTTGACTTATGTGGAGTCAAGAAAAGATACAACTACCAAGGTGCTATAACCACTATAGAAACTAACATTCTTAAATGGGGTGAACAACCCACAAGGATGACAGAAAATTCTACAGAGGGTGAGCTAGAGGATTATCTGAAAACAGATGGTTGTATCTTTGCTGATAACAAAACAGATAAAGATGGTACAAAACTACTCACAATGGTTGCTGATACCAACTTCAATAAAAGGTATGCATGGGATTTACTTCGTCATCTCTGGCAAGCAGAGGAAGGTGGATATCATGTAAGAATACTTATACAGTCTAGAAAAAGTACTGCATTAGGTGTGACAACAGATAGGGATGATCTTATTTGCAAAACTGTTGAATACTGTGATCTAGCATACAACAGTTACAAAACACATGCTGAAGAGGTTATCAATGGCAAATTAAAAGCTACTGGATGGACTGTTGATTTTCCGTATAAAGGTGCTCATAGTTTGACTGGTGAGGTTTATTTCCTTCATCAACTTGAAGGTGAAACTGTACCAGTTCAAATAGATTTTACAGAATACATGGAAAACTTTAATCCATTAGATCTATAAGCATAAAAAAAGAGACCCCTTTGAGGGTCTCTTTTCTTTTGTATGTAAACTCGATTTACATGAGGTTCTGAACAACAGTACGCTGGTAATAGCGGTTGCTGTTAGAAGTAATGCGTCCAAGTCCTTGAGCAGTACCTTCAGCGAATGGGTTTGAAACAAGACCGTATCTTGTCTTAAATCCAATTTTTGGTTGGAAGGTGTTCTCTCCAACTGCACGAACCATCTGTAGTGGAACATATGGGCAGTAGAACAGACCAGCATCATAAGGAGATGAACCCTTATAACCAACAACATAGTACTGGTTAGCAGCACTGTTT